GGAAGGGAGAGAGGTGACGGAATGAGCGTCTTAATCAAAGGCATGGAGATGCCCGAACGATGCGCAACGTGTTTTCTGCGAGTAGGTAACTGTAAGCAGAGAATATACATGGAGCGTCGCCCTAAAGGTTGTCCACTCGTAGAAGTTAAAGAACCGCATGGACGGCTGATTGATGCGGATGAGTTGGCAAACAAAACCTTTTATAGCACAACAGGCGCACCATATATCACATACAGGACATTTTGCAATGCACCGATAGTAATCGAAGCAGAAGGGAACGAATAATGGACGCACTGATCGGACTGTTTATAGGTGCCTTCATCGGCACCAATTTCGGCTTTGTTATCGCAGGGCTTATGGGGAGGGCAGACGATGGGGAGGATGTGTTTGATCAATGACTGCACGGGCTTTGTTGGGGTGGCGCCATGTTGCTTGGATTGTGCGGAGCGGCAGCGGTGCCCGGATAAATGCCCGAGGACGGAAACGACGTTTTGTGTGGGAGTGATAAACGATGACTGCAAAAGAGATGCTAATGAGATATTTATATGCGGTGCGGGAAGCAAGGGAAATGGAGCTCCAGATTGCTAAGCTTCGCCTAAAATATGCCGCACCGAGCGCCATAAAATACAGTGACATGCCGACATCGCATGACGCCAATCACGACCTGTCGGATTATGCGGCACGTCTTGACGAGCTTACGGACATGCTGGTCAAGCGATATTCAAAGTGCATCGGCATTGAGATTGATATAGAATCACGGCTCGAACGTATGCCGGAAGACAAGCAAGTGCTGAGAGAGATCCTGCGGCACAGGTATCTTACCATCACGGATGAGGGCAAGCTCAATCACTGGGAGGATGTAGGCAAGGCTGTCGGATATACAGACCGCAGAGTACAGAGCTTGCACGGTATCGCTCTGCTGTATTTCCCGACAGACTAAGCATTTCATTTTATTTCATTCTGCAAAATGCTAAAATGATAGCATCGAAAAATAAGCCATAGGATTTTTCCCTTTTTGGGCGCCGTCTCCTCCATCGGGGCGGCGTCTCTTTGTGTCCGCATGGTCTCCCACGGGCGCGACGCGCAGGACGATAGCGCGATATAAACAATGCCAGGCGGGTCTCAAATGGCCCGCTTAATTTTGACCCCTCCCCATTTGGTTTGTCCGATGGGCATTTTTTTTAACCCTTCCCTCATCATGGAGGGCGACAGGATCAAGACGACTATATGCGTTCAGACCGTACACCCGGAAACCGTGCAGCATTTGAAGCCGCCCGCCTCAAAGTTCTCAAGACTCAGACAGTTTGCGGAATCTGTGGGAAGCCAGTGGATTTTTCCTACAGAGCGCCGCACCCGCTCTCTCCAACAGTTGATCATATCATCCCCGTGAGCAAAGGCGGCCACCCCTCAGACCTATCGAACCTACAGCTGGCGCATCGATGTTGCAACAGAAAGAAGTCAAATAATTTACTGACACCAGTCCCGGCTGGGAAAGAAGATGATGACAAGGTAATCGCAAATGACGTCCTGGAACAGCATTTTGACTGGTTACATTATCGAGCATCGACGACACGGTGATGGCGGGGGAGACTCCCTCGTCCCGCCCCTGGCGTCAATCCGCCTGCAGTCACTGCACAAAAATCCACACTGTATGTTTTTCATTTGGGTTTGACATGAAGATAAAAGCAAAATGCACGCTATGCGGTGCTGAATATTGGAAGACTAACGGGAAAAGTAAATATTGTTCTGATGCGTGCAAAAAGGCGGGGCGCAAGGCTACTTTGTCCCAATGGCGAAACGATAATAAGGATTATCAGACCGAATGGCGAAAAGCGCATCCCGATTATGTGGCAGAATGGGCACGCGAGCACAAGAATTATGACCGCGACCGTTCACGCAAAATTCGAGGGAGCAAGGAATACCATCGGACATGCGTAATGTGCGGGAAAGAGTTTGCCACATGGATTCCGCATAAACATACATGCAGTGATGAATGCGAATACAGTCGCAGGTCTAAGCGCATACCGCCCGAACAGGTAGTAGATACGGACATTACGGTCAAGGCGTTGTATAAGCGCGATAAAGGAATCTGCTATTTGTGCGGAAAGCCTTGCGACTTTAATGATATTGATAGAGAACGAAATGCAGTTGGAAGAAATTACCCGTCAATCGACCACATTTTCCCAGTGGTTCGTGGCGGTAAGCATGCATGGAATAATGTGAAACTTGCGCATGTAGGATGCAATGCATCGAAGCGCGACAAAGTTGTATAAAACACACGGTAAAGCCCTTTACGGGCATGGAGTTAGATTATGTCCGAATATAAAGGCATTGGGTATTTAAGAAACAAGTTATTGGCAAAACGGTCCCGCGTAATGCTCCGTTATCGCTATTACGAGATGAAAAACGTGATAAAGGACTTTGGGATCAGTACGCCGCCAGACCTTAAAAACGTAACGAATGCGCTTGGTTGGTGCGGGAAGGCGGTGGACAGTCTTGCTGATCGGCTTGTCCTGCAGGGCTTTAAGAATGATGCTTATGGGCTGAATAATGTCTATGAGCAGAACAACATGGATATTCTTGTGGATTCTGCAATACTCGGTGCGTTGATTTCGGCTTGTGATTTCGTATACATCGCGGCAGACAATGATGGTTTTCCGCGCATGAGGGTTGTGGATGGTCGGCACGCTACTGGCGTGATAGATCCAATCACCAATATGCTAAAAGAGGGCTATGCGGTGTTGGAGTTCGATGAGTTCGACCAGCCGCTGATTGAAGCATACTTTGTAGCGGGTGCCACAACTTTCTATGAAAAGGGCAAAAATCCCTATACAGTGACGAACAGCGCACCTTATCCGCTACTGGTACCGGTGATCTACTGCCCCGATGCTACAAGACCGTTTGGGCACAGCCGCATTAGTCGTGCGTGCATGTCGATAGTGGACAGTGCCATGCGAACGGTTAAGCGTTCTGAGATTTCGGCGGAGTTCTATTCATATCCTCAGAAGTACATCCTCGGTATGGATCCAAATGCAGAGGAAATGGAAAAGTGGCGCGTAACCATGTCATCCATGCTCCGAATTGATAAGGACGATGACGGCGATCATCCTGTTGTCGGGCAGTTCCAAACGGCGGCACAGACGCCGCATTCTGAACAACTGAGAATCTTCGCAGGACTGTTTGCTGGGGAGACTGGTCTGACGCTCGATGACCTTGGATTCCCGTCTGCCAATCCGAGCAGTTCAGAAGCGATCCGCGCCGCGCATGAGTCATTAAGGCTTACGGCACGCAAGGCACAGAGAACGCTTGGTGTTGGTCTGCTCAATGCTGGATACCTTGCCGCGTGTGTGCGTGACGATTATCCCTATGAGCGAAGACAGCTTGCCGGAACTACGTTGATGTGGGCGCCGATATTTGAACCTGATATCACAGCATTGTCGGGTATCGGTGATGCGGTGCAAAAAATCCAGCTTGCATTCCCTGACTACTTCGACGAAGAGAAACTGAGAGAACTGACAGGTATCTAATATGGATGCAGATGCGATTTTAAGGAATTACAAAAAAGCATATAAGACCGCAAAGGGCATCAAGACGTTCAAGGACGCGCAGTTATACGCGGAAGGTGTCGGTGAAAGAGCTACGGATGCACTCGGAGAATATGATTATTCGGAAGTTTCTGAAGGTGAGCTTTCCATGGTCCTGAGAATGCTGATGCGTCGGGCGTTCCACGATTCAGGTCGTGCGGCAACTATAGTCCAGCGCCTGCAGAATGAGCAGATAGGTCTTGGCATCGGAGTCTTGGAAGCTGAATTTGATCCCGCCGCCGCTGATAAGATTGCAGCAGAGTTGGTCGGCAAGTCAGTGACTAAGGATTTTGTGCGGACGCTGTTTCAGCAGTCCACCGTTGGCGCTGTTGATGAGACCATCCGGAAGAACTCTGAAGCACGTGACAACATGGGTCTGACGGTCCACATCGTGCGGAAATATAGTGATGTCGGACTCCGCAATGGTACACAGTATGCGGAACCATGCCAATGGTGTCTGTCTCGTTGCGGTGATTGGGATAATTACAAAGAAGCATACAACGCCGGATGCTTTGAGCGACACCCGGGCTGTTGTTGTGAGATAGATTATCACGTTGGCAAGACTCACACGAGAGCCAGAGGTTGGGGCGCTTGGGTGAATGTGTGAAGGGAGACATATATGCGGAACAAGGATCCGGCAGAGCATAAGGAGGAATGATGTATGGACAGAGTCGGCAGACAAGAGCCGACGGTGTCCGTAATTCTGCCTTATACAAATACAAGAGGGCAAGAAGCCGTTGAACTGTATAACCATTCTGAGAACAATATGCTCGAATGGCAGACGGCCTTGACCTATGACATCATGGCGACTAACGATGAAGGGTTGTGGATTCATCAGAAGTTCGGATATTCCGTACCTCGACGCAATGGCAAGTCGGAAATGGCTCTTGCGCGGTGCATATGGGGGTTGAAGAACAACGAGAGAATCTTATACACAGCCCACAGGACATCGACAGCGCATTCGATATGGGAGCGTCTAAGCCGCCTTTGCGCAAAGGTTGATATCGACATAGATTCATCTTTCAGAGCGTTTGGCAAAGAGCATTTGTATACTGCCGGTGGCGGCGTGATAGAGTTCCGCACTAGAACATCGACAGGCGGCCTTGGTGAAGGTTATGACCTTCTGATCATTGATGAGGCGCAGGAATACACACCGGAGCAGGAAACCGCCCTCAAATACGTTGTAACAGACTCATCCAACCCGCAGACGATTATGTTCGGAACGCCACCGACGGCAATCAGTGCGGGCACAGTCTTTCCGAACTACCGCAAGCACGTTCTGCACTCGGAATCATTCGAGAGTGGGTGGGCAGAATGGTCAGTTCCGGAAATGTCGAAAGCTGAAGATGTTGATTTGTGGTACGAAACCAATCCGTCACTAGGAACGATTCTCAAGGAGAGAACCATCCGCTCGGAGATTGGCGATGATGCCACAGACTTCAATATCCAGCGTCTGGGGCTGTGGATCAAGTATAACCAACGTTCCGCTATCTCCCGTAATGAATGGGATGCGCTGGAAGCCGACAAACCGCCCAAACTCAAAGGGCAATTATTTGCTGGAATCAAATTCGGCATAGACGGTGAAAACGTCGCGCTTGCGGTGGCGGCTCATACCACTGACGGAAAAATTTTCTGTGAAGTGGTAGGGTGTAAGCCAATCCGAAACGGCGTCCAATGGATTACTGATTTTCTCAAATCAGCAGACATCCAAAAGGCGGCGGCAGACGGTGCGAACGGTGTTGAAGTTCTTGCGGATGCGGCGAAAGAGAGTGGCGTGAGGCGTCCCGAGAAAATTACCGTTCAGCAGTTTATCAAAGCAAATTCGGTCTTTGATATGGCAATGGAGAACGGTACATTCCAACATATGAAACAATCGGCAGTCGTTCAAGTCATAAGCAACTGTGAGAGACGAAAAATCGGGTCAAACGGCGGACTCGGTTATAAGTCAACATTAGACGGTGCTGATATAGCACTGCTCGACAGCATGATCATTGCACATTGGTTATGCTCTGAGAATAAGGCAGAAAAACCAAAACAACATATCAGTTATTAAGGCATCCGAAAGGGTGCTTTTTTAATACAAATTTACGGATACCGACCGGAAATCGGGGAAAGGATAATCATGGCATTTACACCAATCGAGACACAAGAACAGCTAGACGCAATCATCAAAGACCGCCTACAGCGTGACCGTGAGGCACGGGCAAAGCAGTATGAAGAACGTTATGCGGGATTCATCTCGCCAGACGATCTGAATAAGCGCGTTGCTGAATATGACGCACAAATCAAGACACTGCAAGACTCTCTTGCGGCATCGGAAAAAGCTGCGGCGGAAAAGGATGAACTGATTGCGAAAAACGATCACTACAGGACGGACCTGGCTAAAACACAGATTGCTATCGCGGCTGGACTCAAGATGGAATATGCCGACCGTTTGCGCGGTGAAAACGAAGAGGAGTGGCGAAAGGATGCAGAAATTCTTGCAAAAGACTTTTCTGCCGCACGGATCGTTGCGCCTCTTGGAAGTCAAGAACCCGCAGACAAAGGAACACACGCCACCCGCGACCAGTTCGCAGAGTGGTTTAAAGACACTTTCAACCAGCAATAAAGGAGAAATACCATGTCTGGAATTAATACCAATAGAACAAATATTACTCTTCCTACTGACATCTCTTCTGAGATCATGCAGAAAACACAGGAACAGTCCGCAGTTATGAGCCTTGCGAGACAGATCCAGCTTCCCGGTCGTGGCCTGACCATTCCGGTCATCACTTCCGATCCTGAGGCGAACTGGGTTGATGAGACTGCCGCAAAGCCCGTCAGCAATCCGGGTCTGTCCACAAAGATCATGCAGGCCTACAAACTTGCCGTAATCGTTCCTTTCTCCGATGAGTTCGCAAGAGATCTCGGCTCCCTGTACGATGCACTCGTTCAGCGTCTGCCACTGGCACTCGCCGCTAAGTTCGATGCAACCGTATTCCACGGGACCGCTCCCGGATCTAATTTCGACACTCTCGCCGGCGTGACAGCCAACACGATCTCCGGCACTGGTCACAGCTTCTACGGTGCTCTCGTAGACTGTGACACTGCTATCGCTACAGCGGGCGGCATCCTCAACGGCTTCGCTATGTCCCCTCAGGCAAAAGGCGAGATGCTTGCCGCTGTTGACGACAACAAGCGTCCCCTGTTCGTTAACTCTGTTGCGGAAGGTGCTGTCCCGAGACTGATTGGTGCTCCCGTCAGCTATGCAAAGGCCGCTTACAAGGCTGGTGACTCCAACAATGCAGATGTTATCGGCTTCGCGGGTGACTGGACACAGGCTCTTTATGGCACTGTCGAAGGTATCAAGATCGACATGAGCAATCAGGCTTCTCTTCCAATCGGCACAAGCAACGCAATGATCTCCCTGTGGCAGAACAACATGTTTGCTGTTCGCGCTGAGATCGAGGTCGGCTTCCGCGCTGACACTTCTGTCTTCCAGAAGATCACCAGAGCACACGCTTGAGGTAGTTTATGAATGAATTCGCCACACTTGCAGACGTGATGGAGCTATCCGGCAAGGAACTGACATCGGACGAAGAAATGCGCGTGATTAACCTTTTACCGCTCATTTCTGATGCGCTCCGAGTTGAGGCGAATAAAGTCGGTAAAGATCTAGATGCAATGGTCGAGGCGAGCACTGCTTATGCGAGCGTAGTGAAACTCACTATAGTCGATATAGTAGTGCGGGTGTTGCGCCAATCGACGGACGGCGACCCGATGACACAGGAATCGCAGAGCGCTCTTGGATATTCTTGGAGCGGCACTTATGCAGTTCCTGGCGGCGGCATTTCGGGTGCGATTATGCGCAATGACCTTAAACGTCTCGGCTTCAGACGTCAGAGATTGGGGACAATTGAGCTATGGCAAGCAGAATCCACGGAATAAGTGTTGTTCTGCTTGATCAGACTCAAACGGGCGTGGATGCGTTTAACCGCCCGATATACTCCGAGACAGCGGAAACAGTTGAGAATGTCGTAGTTGGAGAGCCTAGTTCTCAGGAACTTGTAGATACACTGAATCTCACTGGGAAACGTGCGGCTTATACTTTGGGCATCCCGAAAGGTGATGAACATGAGTGGAAAGACAAGACCGTGATGTTTTTTGGAGAAAGGTTCCGTGTTATCGGCAAACCAATTAAAGGCATCGAAGATATGGTGCCGCTGTCTTGGAATCAGAAGTGCATGGTGGAGCGCATTGAGTAGCAAGCTGACTAAATTCGTGTTGAATTATGCGGGCGTTGGCGAGCTTCTGACAGGCGCTCCGATGCAAGGCATTGTAGACGATGCGGGTGCGGCTTTTGCGGCTTCGTGCGGCAATGGTTATGCCACTCGTTCTACAATGACGAACAGAGCGGGGTGCAATGTGTTTGCGGAAACTGATGAGGCGAAAGCAGACAATCTTGAGAACAACACACTCGAAAAGGCGATAGCGCCATATAGGAGAACATGATGATAGAAACAATCGTGCTTGAATATCTGAATAACAGACTGGACGGTGTTTCGGCATACATGGAAGTTCCGCGCGAAGTGCCAGACAGTTTTGTTGTTGTCGAGAAGACAGGTGAGACCGTCGACGATCGAGTCCACCATGCATCCATCGCTTTTCAGTCTTACAGTCTGACAAGTCTTTACAATGCGGCTTCCCTTGATGAGACCGTCCGCTCCATCATGGACGATATGCCCGCATATACCGACGTTAGCGCTTGCCGATTGGCATCTAACTATAACTTTACAGATCCTCGCACTAAGCGGTATCGCTACCAGTGCGTTTACACCATCTCTTTTGTATAAGGAGCCAAACATGGGAAATACAGCATCGAATGTTGCAGCCGGTAAGCCGAAAACTACCGGCTCTATTTATCGCGCGCCTCTTGGGACGACGCTCCCCACAGACGCCACAACTGCACTTGCCGCGGATTACATCTGCGCGGGCTATGTGTCCGACGCTGGAGTCGTTAACAGCAAGGCCAGAGAGACTGCGGAAATCAAAGCATGGGGCGGCGATACCGTTCTGAATCCGCAGACATCTAAGAAAGATACATTCACATTCACTCTGATCGAGTCCAAGAACACTGAAGTTCTCAAGATCGTACATGGTGATGCCAATGTCACCGGCACTCTCGCGGCAGGTATGACGCTGACAGAGAACAGCAACGAACTCGACGCGGCAGTGTACATCATCGACATGATCCTCAACGGGACATTTAAGAGAATCGTCATTCCGAACGGCAAGCCCACAGAGATTGGCGATGTTGAGTACAAGGACGACAACGCGGTCGCCTATCCTGTAACGCTGACGGCATATCCGCACGCGGCGTACAATGGAGCAACGCATAAAGAGTTCCTTCAGGACGAATAGTAAATTGATCAATAAGGGAGACATACATGATTAGAGGAACAACATCAACGGGATTCGAATTCACTGCCGACAACGAGCAGATGAACAACGCAGAATTCCTCGAAGACTATGTTGCGATGATGGACGGCAATACCGGCGCGGTGTTCCGCATTGTCGAGCGGGTTTTGGGTAAGGAGCAGAAGAAAGAGCTTTATGATCACATCCGTGATGAGCGCGGAAACGTTCCGGTCGAAAAACTGAACGTGGAACTCGGTGAGATTTTCGCCGAATTCGCGAAGAACCCCAAAACAAAAAACTGATGTTCCTCGCTGTCGCACTATCAACCGACACGGACGCGGTAATATGTGACCTGGCAGAAACGTATGGAGTCTATGATTACAGAGCGCTGTCGGTGGAAACACTGGCGGCGCTTGTTTGTGGTTTACGTGCAGATTCGAGGATAAAAATGCGGCTGGCGGGGTACAAGGGGCAGGAACTGCCGATGCGTGCACTACTTGCCAAATGTGCGGATTTGTTGGCTTTAATGTTGCATTGTTGGACAGCGAAGTCAGGCGACCCGCTCCCGGATATGTTCATAGATTGCATGGTTGGTAAAGAAGACAGCGAGGATAACAGCGGATTCGACACCATTGAGGAATACGAAGCCGCACGACAAAGATTTTTGAAGGGTTAAGTTATGGCAGATTTAGGACAGGCATATGTGCAGATTATTCCATCTGCCGAAGGAATATCCGAAAAGATACAAGCGGCGATAGCGCCGGGCGTAGATGAATCTGCGAAGAAGAGCGGAAAGAGTCTTGCAGAAGGCATCGGCAAAGGAATGTCGAATGTCGGCGGTGCGATGACCAAATATGTTACTGCTCCAATTGCCGCTGTCGGTGCGGCGGCTGTGATGGGGTGGAAACAGGTTGACGAAGGTCTCGACACTATCGTGCAGAAAACAGGTGCGACAGGTGAGGCAATGGAGTCCATGCAGTCAATCATGGAGAATATTACGTCATCCATGCCGACTGATTTTGCGACAGCTGGCGCCGCTATCGGAGAAGTTAATACAAGGTTCGGCGTAACTGGTGATGAATTGGAGACTCTCTCCGAGCAGTTCATTAAGTTCGCCTCGTTAAATGATACAGACGTTTCAACATCCGTTGACAATGTCCAAAAGGCCTTAACTGCTTTCGGCCTTGGTGCTGAAGACGCAGGCGGCCTGCTTGATCGTCTGAACAAAGTCGGACAGGATACTGGCGCGAACGTGGACGGTCTTGCAGCCAGTCTTGTGCAGAATGGCGCTGCTTTCCAAGAGATGGGATTGGGCATTGATGAAGCAGCAACATTCCTCGGACAACTTGAAACATCAGGTGCGAATGCAGATTCCGTCATGAGCGGTCTGCGAAAAGCAATGAAGAGCGCCACAGAAGACGGCATCCCACTGAATGATGCGCTATCAACGTTGCAGGATACCATCCTCAACGGCACAGACAACATGGACGGCTTGAGTGCCGCTTATGAGTTGTTCGGCCGTAATGGCGATGCGGTCTACGAAGCGATTCAAAACGGTTCACTGAGTTTTGAGGATCTAGCTGGTGCGGTTGCTGACGCGGGCGGAAGCGTGTCTGATACCTATCAGAACACACTCGATCCAATGGACCAGATGCAACAGGTCATGAATAGCTTAGCAGTTACTGGGTCTGAATTGGTGGTTGCGGTTGGCCCTCTGCTTGCGGAGTCGCTCACTGCACTGACTGGTGTAATTAAAAATGCGACAACATGGTGGAGAGGATTGGACGAAGGCACGCAAAAGACAATCCTCACTATTGCCGGAATTGTTGCGGTCGTTGGCCCTGTTCTCGGCGCGCTCGGCTCATTGATCACTACGGTGGCGTCGGTAAGCGCAGCGGTTACAGCAGCAGGTGGCGTGATGGCATTAATCACCGGCCCTGTCGGCATTGCTGTAGCAGCGGTTGCCGGACTGATTGCGGCTGGCGTGGCTATTATCACCAATTGGGATTCCATCAAAGGAGCGGCTGTCGAATTCAAAAATTCGATGGTTGAAACATGGGGGAATGTTAAAGAAGCCGTAGGCGGTAAGATTGATGAATTGAAGTCTGACGCATCCAGCAAATGGGAAAGCATTAAGTCAACCACTAAAGGAGCTGTAGACGGTATACGGAGCGGCGTTACTGATAAGTTCGAGAATATTAAGTCCGGGGTGACGGGCAAGATTGATTCGATCAAGAGTTCCATGACGAATAAATGGAATTCCATTAAGTCAACGACCGTGAATACTATCTCCGGAATACAAAGCAGTGCCACGAGCAAGTTTAATTCCATCAAGTCGAGCATTGAAGAGAAGATAAACGGCGCTAAAGATACGGTTAGAAATGCGATAGATCAAATTAAGGGATTCTTTAATTTCTCTTGGAGTCTTCCGCACTTGGAACTTCCGCACCCGTATATCAGCGGAACATTCAGCCTTAATCCTCCGAGCGTTCCCAGTTTTGGGATTAACTGGTACGACAAGGCAACAAATGTGCCGTATCTGTTTAAAAACATGACCCTGTTCGGCGCCGGCGAGAAGCACGACGAGGTCCTGTATGGGCGCGACGCCCTGCTCAAGGACATCAGGGCAGCATCAGGCGGCGGCGTCACCAATTACATTACAGTAAACGGTGCGGAATCTCCGGAGCTCTGGGCGACCAGATTCGCGCGTGAGTACAAACAGCAAGTGAGGACAGTTTAATGGCTGCATATACAACAAAGAAGCCTACAGGGCTGTCAATCAAAAGAACATCGAACGCTATTGTAGTAGAGTGGAAAATCGGCGACAAGGACTACGGACAGGGCCAGACATTCCAGTACCGCTATCCTGGCAGGGAATGGACTACGATCGAAGTAGGAACCGTAAAAACGAAAACTTATATCGCGCTCGATCCCTCGGCGTGGTTTCCCTATGTTGCTAAGATCTGCGACAAGATCTACTTCAGGGTCAGAGGCCGCCGAAGGAATTTTACGGAGAACGGCAAGACTTATACGCCGTCCGTGTCAGCCTGGGCTACGAAGGAGTTTTCTCTTGAACTCCCGAACAGGACCACGGTCACGGCGGCGCTCTCTTCCAGTGTGAATAACGCGACCGTTTTTTCGTGGAATGTGTCAGCCGATTCAGAATCTAAACGCTGGTTTACGCGTGTACAGTGCCACACGTGCCTGCTTGCCAACTCGAGCATAGCAGACGGCACAAAGGTGCCTGCATCGGCGTGGACGGCCTACGCAGGATCGGCGGCAAGCGGATCCGTAACGATCACAGAGGACAGCTCCGTGATCAACCAGGGCGTGAGCTATACCAGATGGTTCAGAGTAAGGGCGTGCGGCCCCAAGGGCGCGTCAGCGTGGGCCTATGTGCGCCATGTGTACGCTATTCCTTACCAGGCTAATACGGTCAAGGTATCAACTAAGAGCACTTCTGCAGGCGGGTATCTCTGCACAGCAACATGGAAAACGCCGCTCAATGCAGCACATCCGGTTGACAAGATCAATGTGCAGTACACCTTTACCACTCCGACGGCGTCCCTCGGCTGTCCTGATACGGCATCGTGGACTGATGCTATGACGCTGGCATATAAGGACGGGTCCGACGCTACGGCTTTTTCGGTTGATTCGAGCGTCAGCGCTGATCAGTGCATGTTCGTGAGAATTAATACGGTACACGACCGCAACACGACCTACGGAGTGGCGGTGCTGGCCATAGCGGGCGAGCTCACCGCACCGAGCGACCTGTCTGTGACGACGGACGACACGACCTACAGGGCCACGGTGACCGCGACCAATAACAGCGCGGTTCCCGGGGCGTTCCTCGCGGTCAAATACATGACTACGGCTAACCCGAACGGCTTTGCCATCGGAATCATTCCGAACGGCGAGACGAGCATCACAGTACAGTGCCCCGAATGGAGCGACGCGACGGCTATCAAATTTGGCGTGTACGCCGTGGTCGGAAGCTATACGGCTACCACCAGAGCGGACGGCGTGAGCAGTTATGCTGTAAAGGCTACGCTCAAATCATCGCTGGTCACTTACGGAGGTACGGTGCCCGCTGCCCCGACATCTGTCACGGCAGTGTCTACGGACATCACAGGCACAGTCCGCGTCACATTTGACTGGGCTTGGGAAGACGCTACAGTCGCGGAACTGAGCTGGGCAGACCACGCGGACGCATGGGAGAGCACTGACGGGCCGAGCACATACGAGATTGACAACACGCACGCAAACGCGTGGAACATCAGCGGACTGGACACGGGCAAAACGTGGTACATCAGAGTGAGGCTCGCATCCGGCTCCGGAGACAGCACGACCTATGGCGCTTACTCCGACATCGTAGCAGTCGACCTCTCCAGCGCCCCGACAGTACCTATTCTGGCGCTCTCCAGTGCTGTCATCACAGAGGACGGCAGTGTTACCGCCTCGTGGTCGTTTGCGAGCTCAGACGGCACGACACAGGCCTCTGCGGAGCTTGCAACGGTGGCGGACGGCGTCTATACAAAGCTCGCAGAGGTCGAGACGGCGCAGTACATCACGATCAGCGCCGAAGATGCCGAGTGGACAAACGGCAACACCTACGACCTCGCCGTGAGGGTCACATCCGCATCGGGCAAGCAGTCCGATTGGAGTGAGGCCGCATCGGTGACGGTGGCAGAGCCGCTTGAGATCGCGATCACAAGCACCTCACTGGTAGAGCAGACCATCACCGAGGACGAGGACCTGACACGGACCGTGATGTCACTTACGGAGCTTCCGCTCACGCTGACCGTCACAGGCGCAGACGAGGGCGGCACAACGCGCGTGATCATCGAGCGGGCCGAGGCATACCACATGATCAGGCCCGACGAGCGCGACTACAACGGCTTCGAGGGTGAGACGGTGCTGATCTACTCACAGATTGGCGAGGACGCCATCAGCATCGATCTGGACGACCTCACGGGCCATCTGGACGACGGTGCCCTGTATCGGCTTATCGCTACTGTACAGGACGGCCTCGGTCAGAGCGCAGAGACGGAGCAGCTCTTCGAGGTTCACTGGACGCATCAGGCGCTCATTCCGACGGCGACGGTCACGGTCGACACGACCAACCTCGTGACGCAGATCACGCCCGTAGCGCCGGAGGGTGCGCTCTTGACAGATACGTGCGACATCTATCGTCTATCCGTAGACAGGCCCGAGCTGATCTATCCTAATGCAGAATTTGGCACGACGTATGTCGACCCGTATCCGACTATCGGAGAGCTCGGCGGGCACAGGCTCGTGTTCAGGACGGCAAACGGCGATTATATCACCGAGGACAATACCCTTGCGTGGACAGATTATAATTCTGAAATCGATACGGATTACAATATCATCGAGTTCGGCACAGGCCGCGTGATGCTGCAGTACGACGTAGATCTGAGCCACACCTGGGAAAAAGACTTCATCGAGACCAAATACCTCGGCGGGTCCATTCAGGGGGACTGGAATCAGGCTGTGTCGAGAACAGGATCCTTTGCGGCAAATGTGGTAACGGATGATGTGGAGACGATCGAAGAGATGCGCAGGCTCGCGGTCTACCCCGGGGTCTGCCATGTCCGCACGAAGGACGGCAGCAGTTATGCTGCAGATGTGCAGGTCAGTGAGTCCTATTCGCAGGATACTGCACACAAGATCGTAGCATTTACGCTCACGATCACGCGGGTGGATCCCGAAGGATATGAAGGCATGACCCTCGCGGAATGGCAGGAAACGGAGGGCGAATAATATGGTCGATTGGGGTAAAGGATATTCCGCCAAATATTATGCCTGCCGGGTAGATCCGGCCACCTGGCGCGACATTGGGGTGATAGAGCTGACAGGCGGGACCATAAAGCGTGAGCTTACGGGTAAGCGCCAGTCCGCCGACATCACCTGTATAGATTATAAGATCCCCGTCGAGGAATGGATCCGCGTTTATATGGACGCGGAACAGGCAAGCGGGGGCAATTCACACGCGGCGATATTCACAGGGCTCGCAACGTCACCAGATGACGACATTAACGGCTCTCTGCTTGTCAACACGCTCTCGTGTTATTCAGTGCTCAAGCCCGCCGAGGATGTTATGCTCCAGCGCGGATGGTACGCAAGCGCAGGGCAGAACGGAGGGGCGCTCGTAAAGAGCCTCCTGTCCGTATCTCCTGCTCCTGTGACCGTGGCGGACGCTTCGCCGGTCCTTTCGGCTTCGATTATCGCCGAGGATGGCGAGACGCATCTGAGCATGGTGGACAGGGTCCTGACCGCGATCGGATGGAGGCTTCGCATCGAGGGCGACGGCACGATTAACGTTGTGCCTACGGCTTCGGAGGCTTCGGCAATATTCGACCCGCTTGGAAACGACATGATCGAGCCAAAGATAAAGGTATCTGCTGACTGGTATTCGTGTCCGAATGTCTATATGGCCGTCTCCGGCGACGTCACCGGCATAGCCAGGGACGAGGACGCGGAGAGCATCTTCTCCATTGAAAACAGGGGCAGAGAGGTCTGGAAGCGTGAGACGGGCGTGGCTCTTGCCACAAACGAGACCGTCGCAGAATACGCCATGCGGAAGCTCAAAGAAGCCCAGCAGGTCAAGCAGACCGCGACATATTCAAGGCGCTATCTGCCGGACGTTTACCCCGGCGACCTCGTTTCGATGCACTACAGGGAGCAGGGCCTCGACGGGCTGTATAAAGTACAGAGCCAGTCTATCAGCCTCGGATATGGTGCACGGACTTCCGAGCAGATATACAAGGAGTAAATGAACCTGAAGAGGTGAGCGAGGAATGATGGATTTCTGGATAGGTTTATTCTGCCTTTTGCTTTCATCCCTTATATGGGAACGATGGTGTAAGTAAGGCAGATAAAGCAGTCTTTTCATGACAACCATGCCCTCCGAGGTTTGCGGACTGACGGTGAAAGACGGCGTTTTCGGACGTGTGGTAAGTATGGACGAGTCCAGAAAACCTTAACTGCGAAAGGCAATGTAACTTAGTCAACACTTAGTCAAAGGTTAGTCAACAACTTAGTCAACGACCGTAATTTTTTTTTTTTTACGGCAGCATAACTATCAACCAGAGGCCTCGCATAGGGGCCTCTTTTCGTTGGAGGATACTATGTCAAACTTCGACATCCTCAAGAACATATTGGACGCCCAACAGGACACGCGTACAAAGGCCTACGACACCACGGCCACTGTCAGGCGCATCGAGGGCTCGACTGCATGGGTACACATTCCCGGCGGAGTGGACGAGACACCCGTGAGGCTGACCATAAACGCCAAGGCCGGCGACAC